TATAGCATCTCTTATCTCATCCATAACAAGTACTTGTGAATGTAAGTACACATTATTACCCATTGCACCTAATCCAGTAGTTTCATTTAAAGTAAATAAAAGTCCTTCATAATCTGCGTTCTCTACCTGCATTACACCATCCTTTACAACAGTATCTCCTTCTCTCATTATATATAAATCACCCTCAATACTTTTAGATAAAATACCGTTATCTGAAGCCTTAAAAATAAACCCTTCGTACCCATAGAAGTTTCCTTCTGATAGTACTGCTCCTACAATAAGAGGTCTAAAGATTATTGTGGTGTATGAATACCATCCATCCATATAAACCTTACTCCCAGCTACGTTAGGAAGACTTGTTACCTGCGTAGGATAAGCCCTTCTGGATTTTACAAAGTAGGATTTCTCCCCATTTGATAGTATACCTTCAGAATAATTTAGAACATCAACAGTTCCATTATACATTTTAATATCTATAACAACATCTTCTAACTCTTCTAGATCTGGTTTTACTACAGTAGATGGATCATACTCTAGTACAGGAAGATCTCCAGGAACAAATATACCTGAGGCATCTGCTACTACAGTAGAGAATATCTTATTAGAGTAACCTAGACTCCCATTATAAGCTAAAAAAGTTTTATATGTAGAACCATTAATATTAGGAACAGAATCGAATCTAACATTTGAAGGAGATAATTTAAGAGTTCTCCTACCGTCCTCTCCATCAGTTAGCCATGCATTAAGCGATGACTTTTCTAAGTATATTTTAATAATATCCTCAGATAGGCTTCCGTTTGTATCTTTTATTGATACGCTTTTTATATCGTCCATTCTAATCTAATTAAAAATTGTTAACTTCTTTTGCATTTCCGGATCCAAATAAAAGTTGTTCCTTCTCAAGCTCAACTGTCTGTGCCTTAAGAACTACCTCCTTATCTTTTACTTCTCCGTCTTTTTTATTTTTATTCTCTATAATATCAAGCTCTCTAGTTTTCTGTTCGTTTTGGAACCCAGCTACTTTCTTATCAAGTTCTAGTCTCTCTTTGTTTGCAGCCTGAGCATTATTCTCAAGTCTAGCTATCTCTGCCTCTAGCTGTTTAATTGTAGACTCAGACTCATCCAATGCTTGCTGCATCTTCTGAATATTCATTTGCTCTTCTTTCTGCTTGGCAATAGCTTCGTCCAACATAATCTCTACTTCTGGTACAGATCTTTTATTAAGCATTTTAACCATTACCTCTGGAGGAAGTGCTCCTGCAGCTACGAATTCTTTGGCCAACCCTATGATCTTCAGTAACTTAGGGTTTTCTATCCCTGAAGAAACTACAGATACTTTATGATCAGACATAGCAAAATGACTAGGACTTACAGTAAAAGGTATCAACATTGAACCATGTCTATGGATACCTCTCTTCTCCATATTTCTATAGGCGAATTTAAAAGCATCTAAAGATTCTTGTACTGTTCTATTCAAGCAACGATCTATATCTCTAAATAATTCTAATGAAAGTACTGATACCTGATTGATACCTACTTTCACATTTTCTACTGCATCTCTTTGTTCTATAACTCCTAGCATCTGACGAGGTACACCTGATACAATATCAGCTTGAACTGTCAAGGACTCTAAGATAGCGTTAATAGCGTTAATGGAATCTCCTTTTATAGCAGCATTAAAATCACCATAGTGTTGGAATAACTGGGCCCCTTCTTCTGTAGGATCCACAAGTTCTATACCCTGCTTACGGAAAGTAATCCACTTCGTTAATCTATCCATGAACTTTTTACCTAGCGCTTTCGGTATAGCGGCAACGTTCACACGAGATCCAGATACACCTGAGTTTGCTACTGTATTATTTCTGAAGAACATCATAATATCATATAGATCCTGAAGTTCTCTCATACTATTCACCATAGACTCTACAATTCCTTTAGGAGAAACATTTATTAGTCCTTTATAAGATAGTGTAGTTTTCCATAAGGAATCTTCTTTTCTTGGCGCTTCTGCACAACGTCTTCCGCCTATATGTATCTCAGTACCAATACGATAGCACTCGTAACGATCTTCTCTGTATACATGCCCACCTTTACCGTCAGGGATTCTAGTGGAAGCTAACCACTCAACGTGATAGAAATCAACTAGATCTCCTATAAGTCCTGAAAGTGGAGCATCTGTCCAACCTGTTTTAAGGCCTACATTATCCATTTCATTTCCCTGGGCATTTTGAATCATTACATCCGGAGCTCCAAATCGTAAATCAAGATCAGATCCTAACGTGCTATAAGCAGTAAATAATTTTTCTGCCTCAGCCTTTGTGATTACATCTCCAAGTTCCTTTAATATATTATGTACAGTAACTCTTCTTCTATGAACTACTACATCTGTATTCTTAAGGTCTCTATCTTGTCTAGGTTTATTAGTGAAGATGTGCTCTGGTTTTACACACTCAATCTTAGGATCCTTCCCTTCTCCTTTATAAATGGAGCGAGAATACCCTTCACCTGTAGTAAAGTAATCTTTTGATACTTCTTTTTTGACGTTCCCCATATCTATCTCAGAGTCAGTCTCTATATGACGGATAATATTTTGGGCGGCTATCTCAAATGAAGAAACATATGATGGACCGTATTTTTTAGTTAAATTTCCTAGCCAGTCTTTTACTCCCGCTGAAGGAGTTTCGCTAGCCTCAGGAGCTTGCTGTGGATTCTTTGCAGCTGCTCTCCTGTTACTTTCTAGTTTTCTACCGAGTTCTGTCTCAAGCTCACCAAGAACCTTATCAAGTTTCTCTTGCTCTACAGCTTTAACGGTATCACTATCAGTATATGCGACACTAAAATTGGGCTCAGATAATAAACTAAGCCCAACTAGTGCATCTACACGGGGTTTTATAATGTTTGTAAATCCTAAATCAATAGGGTTTTGCATACCATAGATATCCTCTAAATACTCAAAGTCTAGCTGATCTCTCATACTAGAATAGTAATTACGAGATGTTTCGACTCCCATCTTAGCAGTAGTCAAACTAGCTATATAGAAATCTGATTGATCCTTAAAGTATTGAGGGTTAAGCTTTTCCTTATCGGTTAAAAATACTTCCCTCTTTATAGTTGTATAGCTATTAGTGTACATAAATCGTTATATTATTTCTTTTCAATATACCCAAGGATATCATTACTTAACATAATTCTATACTTAGCCTCGTCTGTAACATCTGATGTATTTAATACTATACCCACGTATGAGTCCATAATAATAGTACTTCCAATGTTTACCTCTTTATATTCCTTTCCGAACTTGTCAACCTCACCTTTAGCTAATACTATAGCTGTCTTAGTAGCTACATCATTTTTATTAAGTGCATCGTCTTCTCCCATTTCTGTGATAATACCTGACGCTGTTCTTTGTTGTTTCTTTTCTATCATTTCAACCAAAATAAAATTGATTCCTGGTTTAAATGTTTTAGGGTCGAAGGATTGATCTTTTTCCATGTCTTCTTTTGTCTTATGAATTAGTATGTCTGCTTGTGAAATGATTTTTGCGTGGCCGGTTTTTGTTGTTATATGATATCCTGAATAAATAGATACTATAATAACATCCCCTTTTTTAACTAGTGTTACATCAGCTCCTACAGCTTCAACTTGAGTTGAATACATATCACCTCTAATAACAGTGTAGCTCTCCGGCATAAATAAACCGTTAACACTTTGAGCTGGCCAGGCTTTCAAGGATACTACTATCCTATCACCTACTGGTACAACCTCATCTAAATCATTGTTGGCAGTCAGATTCTTGGCATTTGCCATACTTTTCATTTGTTCTGATCCTCCATGTCTGTACGCAATGTCAGCCTTTACCTGGCCAAGATCCATACTTTTGTTTTCATTACTCATATTTTTCTTATTGAATTATTAATCCTGTTTATATAATACTAATTAATTTTGATACTATACTCCTATTGAGTAGGATCTATCCACTTAAAAGGAGTAGATTGATTATTCTCACCTATTTCCTCCTCTGAGATAGAGTTTATTTCTTTGCTATCATTAACTGGGATAGTTCCCCAACGCTTTCTACCATTGCCGTCTCGATACATACCTATCATAGTTAACTCCCCTGATGCTGTACCTGTTGTTGATGCTGGCCTACCTAAAAAATCTTCATCAGCTAATTCAGCTAATCCGCAGGCTACCACAAAATCGTATTTTGTCCTATTTTCTCTTGAGTAATCCCTGCACTGTTCCAGCACGGGAATATACAAAATTTGGTAGTAATTATCATCAATATAGTCAGCAAATTTTTGATCTTGGTGATCAATTACTGCAGTAGTAGCAGGAGTACCTATAAGTGTACTTGCTTTCTGTCCACTTACATTAGACCCTATAGCAATTGAAGGCCTTTTTAATACTCTCCATAATTGTTTTTTCTCTCTAAAGAAGGACACTATATTTATTTTAGTGTACTCAATATTCATCTTAGCATTGAAATACATCGATAACTTCAGGACATTTTCATAATCCCAACGTACGTCATCAGAACGTTCATTATAGAAAGCTACATATATTTGACTTGTTCTAGTAAATAGTGAATTAGTCATCCTCTTCTTTATAGCTACAGCTAATTTAGATCCATCTACTAATGAATCTTTTCTACCTTGGTCAATACTATCTACTCCACCTACATAAAGATTATTCATTATCTGACCATCAGGTTCTCTATCAGGTTCTTCTACTATAATAATTTTACCCCCAGCTTTCTCTACGAACTCAACACCTAATACATTACCGTCTTTATCAAGAATGTAATTTAGTTGTCCTGTCTTCCACGGCTTCTTGGTAGCTACTTTTAATTTAGTAAGCTGCTCAGCTATTTTATCCTGGTTGAAGATATTAGTACCTGTTACAGTAAATACCTCATCTAGAGTTATTGGAAATTCCTGTAGTTCCCCAATGAATGCTATAGGGTCTGATTCTAACGCCTTTCTAGACTTAATCAGTAACAGCATAGCAAGTTCAATATTCGGTGTCCCTACGCCCTCCCAAGTACCTCCATACTTAAGATAGGCAGGAATAAATATACCTGTACCTTTTGGATTATCTGTCCATTCCATTACCTTCAATAGATTGAAACCATCTGGATTGGTAAATACATCTTCAGCATCTTTATTGTTCACAGATCCACCCGTACCTGTCATCATTACGAATGCTTTCATAATAGATCCCATGATCTTCCAAGAACCCTTAGACTGTGTTAAACAGTTTTTTAAAGAGCCTTTAGATGGGTGTGATGGGAAAGATGCGAACTCCTCAATATGTTGAAAGTGAGGACGCCTACCCCTTGTTACGTTAGGGTTATCTGCGTAAGTAATTTTTCTTATCTCGTTCTGAGAACCCCTAACTTTTTTATCATTATTAGAGTCATAGTACTCTTCACCAGCTACAATCTTTTTAGTAGAGCTAGTCATTTGTTTCTGTCTATACCCAGGGTACTCTTCTTCTATAAGCTTAATAGTGTCTTCTACTTTATCCCAAGCTTCCTCCACAATTGGATCAGAGGTAGCAGATATAATAATCTCTTGATTATCAAATATCATATAGAACCAAGCAACTACAGAGTCGGTAATAAAAGATTTACCAATACCCCTTCCACCCATTATAGAGCCGTACTTCTTTTGTTTAAATCCTTTCCATAGCAAGTCAAAAATATATCTATCTATTGTAGAATACAAAGGTCTTCCGATCTCTGACCCTTCTATAGGATTGTTATTCTTATCATACATCGGGATCTCAAAGATGAATAAAATATGCCAAAAACAAAACATAGGATTATAATACTCTGAACCTATATAGATGCCCTCACGCATAACCTTATCTATCTTCTTATAGTAAAGTTGCATATCATAACTCTGAGGATGAACATCTGGTTTATCTCTCAGCGCTGTAATAGCTTTTGGTAATGGTCTGTATACTAGATAGTCTTTAAGTCTAATTTCTTCTTCTCCTGTTCTAATTCCTTCAAGAAACTCCTTGGTCTCGGATACATCCCAATGACCATTCATTATTTTATCTCCTGTCTTAGTTAGAAAAGGAAGCTTAGTCTCACTATACCTATTATATTTTGTCTTCGCGCTAATTCTCATATCTTAGTCTTCTAGTCCTCGTTCTCTGAAACTTGTAGTACCTCCACCACGGGTACGCCCTGCTCCTTCTGATTTCATTACTGCATTAGCAAGTATTGTTTTACTCTTCATAATAGTCTCAATTTTAGCGAACGCATTAAGCATAATAGTAAGATTGGTATTAAACTTAGTTTCTCCACTACTGGTAACAGATTCCTCTATGATAGGTATATTATCGTCCAGCATTTTAGTGATTTCATCTAACTTTCTATCAATAGATTTAAGTAGCCTCTTCTCGGGTGTGCTAGTATACTTTAGAAATAATCTTTCCGCAGCTTTAAATTGATCCTCTAATTTCTTAGTCATTTTCATGGCTTTGAATGAGGGTTGTTTAAATACTGCCATCATAACATTCTCCTCTAATACAAAAGTATCAAGATCTCTAAAAGGATTCTCAGTATCAGTAGAATGCAGATAGTATATGACCTGCAGCCACTTCTCTCCATCCTTTACATTGTACAGCTCTTTAAGTTCATCGAACAAAACTATACTATTGTCAAGAACAAGTTTTCCACCTGATATAGTAAATTTAATCATCTAACTCTACTTTTTGTAGGTCTTTTGTATTAAACCTATGTTTTTGTAACTCTCCATTAGCAGTGAACCAAATACAAGTAAGGCCTAAAAGGGTTCCTTTATCTTTTTCATCTGAATCATCAGAATGTTCTCCTGGAGAATACTGTTTTACTTTCATAGTAGATTTATCTACTGATTGAACAAGCATCTGAGGCTTATTTGGTAAGTCATGCTTAATTTCTACGATATCGCCTGAGGCAAAGAATATTCTTTCTCCTCTAGGTCTTAAATTTCTTAGTGCCATATTATATTATTTTATAACCATTTTCTAGATAGTCCATATCTTTAGAACTATCATATAATTTATTCTTGTAGTGTCTGTATCGTGCATGAAGTATACCATCTTCAGATACCCATATTTTCATAGGGTGTCCCGGTACAAGTTCATATCCATCAGATGTTACTACCATCAATGTTTTACTTTTTACTTTTTTACCTGCGGCGCCCATAAGGTACCTATATATTTCCA